TGAGGAAAACATGAGACCTGATAATCCCTTCAAGCCCGGATGTTTCGCTCATCAACAGTTCGAAACACTCATCGTGTGGTTTATCAATCAACCTACAAAACTTCTGGAGGAAAAGCGAGATCAACTTAGAAAGGACGCAGAAAACTTCTGTGCTCACTCTTGGAAAGCAATGATGGATTTTGATTTCCAAGCCAACGTGATCGATAAGATTCTGGAACAGCGTGATTGAGAAAAGGACTAGACCATGACTCGCAAAGATTATCGACTGATCGCAAACCGTCTTGCCATGCTTCAGGAGGATATTCAAAACTATCGTGATGCCTGTACTGTCCAGCTTGACTTTGATCGATTCGTTTCTGATCTGTGTTTCGATCTAAAGCAGGACAACAATCACTTCAACTCAGCGAAGTTTCGGGAGGCAGTTTATGGAAAGTAATCTTGGAACGCTCATTCCTATCGTCTCAACCCTTTTCGCTTACTTCTACATCATCAATGGAGGAATCCGAGGATGAAGTTCGATGCCAACATTTTCTCCGACCTGTACAAAGAAGCCCATGGGATTCGTCCCCATGGGTTTAATCCTGCCAACTATACGGAGGATGAACTAGATCAGATTTGGTCTGATACCATTGCCGCTGCCGAAGCTTCCGCAGAAGCGCAGCGGCTTCTCCACATCAAAGCGAAAGCAGACTTCGAAAAGGCAATCGCAAAAACGATTGTTATTGGTGCTGGTGATCGCCAGACCGCAATCAACTGGTTGTGGGAAGCCTTTGATGAAAGCAAGGAAGATTTTGACTACTTTGCTTACAGCATGGGTTTGTCCGTAGCAGATAGCAATCGTTATGAATCAGAAGTGAAGGGATGGCACTCACAACCGATCTGACCAAGCGCGAGCAGGAACTTGTCCATCTTATCGTTGAAGCTTATGAAGGCGGCGCTTCTGATAATGTGGACATCTATCTTTACGTGAAGATGTACATGGACATTGACTTTCAGGAGGTCAATGATTTTACCGAGAAGCATCTGGGACCCTTTAACATGACCGTTGGTGCTCCCCGTGGTTACAGACTACACTAGATTAGAATCGAGGAGTAAAATGGAGTCAATCAAATGGACGGCTAAACTACTGGCAGCAAATGGCAAGGTCATTGCCACTGTAACCGGTGATCGTTTAGTAATAGAACACAAGATTGGAACATGGCTACCCAATCTTATAGATGGTGATACGATACAAGTGAACGAGGAGCGATTGGAGTGAAATGAAACGCTTCGTTATGATAGTGCTCATGGCACTTTTGTTTGGTGCGACGAGTGCCAAAGCAGAAGCAAACTTAGGCTATGAGCAAACACTTGATAGTGGCTGGAAGCTTCAAATATGGGATGAGGAAAACGTTTGGCAGGGATGTTCTGTTGGTAAGATGTTCACCGGTCCCGAGAAAAATATCGTTGTAGGCTTTCTTCTAGGCTACGATTTCTTTAAGATAGGTCTCGTGTTTGAAAAAGCCCCGTTCTTTGTCTCTGGAGAGGAGCAAGTTGAATATGCGTTTCGTGTTGACGGTGATAAGATTTTTCGCGGAACCGCAAGCATAACAAAGAATGTGGCATTCCTAACACTGGATTGGAATCTGGAGATTGTTAGAGAGGTACAGGAAGGCAAAACACTTGAGATCAAAGTAGCAGAAAAGAGTTACTCGTTCCCATTGCTGGGATCGAGAGTCGCTCTCAACACCCTAATGGAATGTTATAAACTAGGTTTGAAAAGTCGTCAAGGAAAAGGAAACTAGATCATGGCTAAGAAATGTTTACAGCGCAAGACACTTGAACTCTTCAAGAAGGTTGGAGACTCGGCAACGCCCGAGCAGATCAACAAGCATGTTGGTGGAACGGGCTCGTACTTCTCCAAGCACATATCCATTCTGCGTAGCTGGGGATATGACTTCAAGTTGGAAAAGGATGGTCGCACGATTGTATCCTACACTCTGACTCAGGTGCCCGAGAACGATGCCGACTATCGCGTTAGCAAGCGTGATCAAAACAAGCCTGCGTCTGTTGCCGTAAAGAAGGCAAGAAAGGCAGCACCCAAGGCAAAGGCAAAGAAGTTGCCCACAGTTTCCAAAAATCGTGGGCAACCGGAAGTGTCCGAGGTTAAGGAATCCAACCTTGAGAAGATGCGCCGCGTGTTGCGTGAAAAGAAAGAGCGTGACCGCGTGTTGCTAGAGGTTTTGGAGGATGAGCCCGAAGCAACTTCCTACTCGGTTGATGCCGATTGGGATAGCACCGACAACGTGGATATTTCCGAACTCGTCTAAATAGTAGACCTGAGCATGTCTTAAAACTGCTCACTATTCACAGGAGGCAATGATGCCTAAAACGTTTTTGGACTACGTACTGATAACGATATGGACAGTCGCGCTAATAGGAATAGGCGTGATTATACTCCACTTCCAGTTCTTCTGAAGGGGGGTTTGTTATGAGATACGTGGTTTCTATTCTACCAATCGTCGCGGTGGTTATGTTTAATGTTATGCTCGCGCCGATCTTTAATGTTGAACCTGCCAGCACAGCATTTCTGATCTGGTGCCTTATAAGTGGATTCTTCGCTGGCTGGCTTGGCGCAGAGATATATTTGGAGTGGTGAAATGAACACAAAAAAGCGAAAGCACAGTTTAGAAAAGCAGGAGAAGTTTGACCGGCGTCGTCAGGAAGCAAAAGCCCGATGGAAAGCGCTGCGAGAAAAGACCAGACCCGTACATGATGGTGAAGTCATAACTATTTACACAGGTGACTAATGAACATCTTCTATGTGGAACGCGATCCCGAGGCAGCGGCTCGTGCTTTGGCAGATAAACATGTCGTCAAAATGGTATTGGAGACGGCACAACTTTTGTCCACAGCGCATCGCGTGCTTGATGGTCCGACACTTCCGGATGGTCGTGAGCAAATGCTATACAAAGCCACGCACATCAACCACCCATCATCGAAATGGGTGAGGGAGAGCAACAATAACTACAACTGGTTATTCGTCCATTTTCATGCCTTGCTGGATGAGTATACCTACCGATATGAGAAGACTCATGCGTGCGAGAAGATGCTGCCATATCTACAACTGTTGCCGGTCAAGATACCTGTCGGACCATTGACGCCGCCGCCGTGCGCAATGGATGAGCAATATCGCATATCGAAAGACGCATTGGAGAACTATCGCAACTATTACAAGCATGGAAAAAAGCATCTCCACAGTTGGAAAAATCGCCAGCCGCCTGCTTGGATTGACTAAATAAGAATAACGTAATCAACCATAGGTGATGAAGAATGCCACTATACTCATTCGAGAATACCGAAACTGGTGAACAGTTTGATGAGCGTATGCCTTACGATGATCTAGAAAAGTACCTAAAAGACAATCCACATTTACGACAAATATTCCAAGTCAATGTTGTCGATTCCGTCAGCATAGGCGTAACGCAGCCGCCGCGCGACTTTCAGAAATACGTTTTGAACAAGGTGAAGGAAGTACCGGGAGCCCAAAAATCACAAATAGAAAAACGATGGTCCATACCAAAGGAAGCCTGATTGTCTAGAAACTTCAAGAAGAGAAAACCACGCAGGGGGCTTCCAGAACATGGAAAGTCCCCTGTTGTGCTTTCGCGCAAAGGAGACACCATGTCCAAAAAGAGAAATAGGCAAAATCGCCAGACCCAACAGCCCGTACAACATTTTGAACTGCGTGAGGTTGTTCCTCTAACATATAATCAAGAAGCAACATTCGATGCCTATAGCGCAGGCAAAAACTTGATGCTTCACGGCTACGCAGGAACCGGCAAATCCTATATCTCTCTTTGGTTGGCATTGAACGAAATACTGAACGGCAACTCGATATACGAAAGAGTCCAGATCATTCGCAGTGTCGTACCGTCGCGCGATATGGGATTTCTACCCGGAAGCCAAAAGGACAAGCAACGAGTATATGAGAAGCCATACCAACAGATTTGCGATGAGCTATTTGGCAGGGGCGACGGCTATGAAGTTCTAAAGATGAAAGGCATTGTTGACTTTGAGAGCACGTCATTTCTACGTGGTTGTACTCTCAATAAAACCATTGTGATCGTTGACGAAATGCAGAACATGACGTTTCAGGAACTCGATACAGTGATGACTCGTATAGGTGACCACTCGAAAATCATCTTCTGTGGTGACTTTCGGCAGACCGACTTGGACGCTCGCGACAGGTCAGGGCTCGTGAATTTTATAAATATCACTAAACGTATGAACAAGTTTACGTATGTTGAGTTTGGTAAGGGGGACATCGTTCGCTCCGGTCTGGTCAAGGACTACATCGTAAAGAAAGCAGAGGTCGTCAGTGTTAACTTTTAAGCAATT